AGCTTGCCCATCTCGAGTTGGTGGCGGCTCGCCGGCGCGCCCTTGACCCGCAGGCGGGATAGCTGCGCGTTGGCCTGGTCGTTCGCGCCGACCACCCGTACCGCGCGCAGGCCGGCGCTGGGGCCGGTGTTCTCGGTGTCTGGTTTGAGGATCGGCTGGCGCTCGTTGAGCTCGGGGCAGAAGAACGGGATTAGCGCCTCGCTCGGTTCCTGGATCAGGCCGCGGATGAACTGCGCCCGGGTGGTGTTCGCACGGTTCGCCTTCCGCGGTTTCGAGTAGCGGCGCAGCAGATTGACCGCGAGGTCCTCGAGGACGTAGGTCAGCTCGTTGCCGTCGCGGGCGACCTTGACCAGCGCGTATTCGACGCCGTCGAGCGTCAGCGTCGACCGGGTGCGCGAGAGCACGGACCGCAGCAGGTTTCGGGAGTGGTCGCGAATCTTCAGCGTCAGCGTCGACGCGCCCTCGATCGTTGTCTGCAGTTCGGCGGAGGTGACGGCCCGCAGCAGGTTCGCGACCTCGCCGCGGTCGCCGCGAAGGTTGATCTGCCCGATCTCGAGATCTCGGCCCGGCGGTCGCACGGTCCCGAGCGACTTCGCGTTGGTCTTGACGGTCAGGACCGGCATGTCACTTCGCCTTCCCTCGAGGCAGCCGCCGCAGCGCCGCGGGCTGGTAGAACTCGAGCAGGTTGACGGTCACCTGCTGGCGCATCCGCCGGCCGGTCGCCTGGTCCCGGATGCAGTCACCCCACTCGAGGCCCTGGATCACCCAGCGCTTCTCGGTGTGCGGCACCGCGCCGTACAGCCGGACCGAGTGCGGGGTCTCGTCGCCCGGCTGGCGGGTCGCGAGCGACTCGAGGTCGTCGAGCATGCCCTCGATCCAGAGGCCCTGCGGCCGTGCGCTCGAGCGCCGGCGGACCGGCGCTGGCCGGCGTGTCTGGGGCGCCGGCAGCCGGCGGGCGACGACGTCGCCGCGGCGGTTGAACACCGCGCTGTTGGATCCGGCGAGGTGCCCGGGGCGTTTCGGCGGTGCCGCGAGCGGGCGGCGGGTTGATGACTTGACGACCATCCCGACGGGCCGGCCGGTCCGTCGGTTCTGGAACCGCACGCCGGTCGGGAGCTTCGGCGCGCCGATGAACGACGCGCGCAGCTGCGGGATGATCGGGTGTGCCATCCACCCGTCGATCAGCAGGTCGAGTGTCATTGCCATGTTCGGCTGGCTGGTCCACTCGGTGATCGACAGCGACCGCGGCACCCCGGTCTGTTCCCACCCGCCGTACCCCTCCGTGACGCGGGCGCCCTCGGGGCCGAGCATCGCGAGCGCCCAATGGTTCGCGACGGCGTACGCCTGGATCACGACCCAGTGGCCGCCCATCAGCTTTCCCGGCTTCTGCTGGGTGACCGGGATCGCGCGCCAGCGGGCCATCAGCGTGCCGCCTGCTGCTCGGCGGCGAACGACGCCATCGCCTCGGCGATCATCCGCCGCTCGAGGAACACCTGGGCGACCATCGGGCGTCCGCCGCCGCCCGTCAGCTGCGACGCGGCGAGCTGCGGCGGTGGTAGCGGCGTGATCCTGGTGCCGGCGGGGAACGTCGCGAGCTCGGGCCCGCGCTCCCCCACCATCGCGGTCGTGCGGCGCGCGGCCGTCAGCCCCGTCTGCGCCGCGATGATCCCGCCGGTCGCGAACGGGTTAATCGCGCCGAGCGCCTTGCCGGGTAGCGAGGTGACGGCGTTGCCGGCGTCGGCGATCGCGCCGCTGACCTTGCTCGGGATCGACTTGATCTCGTTGATGACCCTGGTGACGTGGCCGATGATCTCCTGGACCTTGGTCGCGACCCAGCTCGCGGCGCCGGTGATCGCCGACTTGATCGGGTTGAACATGCCCGACGCGGCGCCGGCGATCCTTCCCGGGATGCCGGTGACGTGGGAGATGATGTCCTTCGCGCGGGCGCCGACCCAGCTGGCCGCCGAGGTGAACGCGGACTTGATCGCGGCGACGACCGCCTTGACCTTGTCTCGCAGCAGGTAGAACGCGACTCCTGCTGCGGCGAGCGGGGCGCTGATCGGTGCGAGCAGAATGAACGCCAGCAGCTTCCAGTTGTTCTTGATCCAGTTGATGACCGCGGCGACGACCGCCTTGATCCCGTTGAACGCGGCGTTCACTCCGTCGCGGAACCAGCCGACCTTGGCGTAGGCGACGACCAGGCCGGCGACCAGCGCGGCGATCGCGATCACCACCAGGCCGATCGGGTTGGCGGTCAGCGCGGCGTTCCACAGCCACTGTGCCGCGGCGGCGATCTTCGACGCGGCGGCCTGCACCAGTGTCACGTTGCGAAACGTCGTGATCAGCGCGTTTACCTTGTTGACGATCATCATCGCCACGAACGCCGCGGCGAGCGCGAGCACCGCGCCGGTCAGCGCCGGCGACTTGTTCAGTAACTGCGCGAACCGGGCAATGACCGGGGTAGCGACCTTCGCCAACGTCGCGAGGATCGGCACCAGCGCCGACGCGACCGACACCTTCACCCCGAGCGTCGCCATCTGCATCTTTCGCTGCTGCTTGGCCATGTCGAGCGCCGCCTTGCCGGTCTTGCCGAGTGGCGGCACCAGCTTGTTCGCGGCTTCGAGCTGCTCGGTCATCGCGGCGCCGCCCTCGTTGAGGATCGGCAGCAGCTGCTGGCCGGAGCGACCGAACAGCCGCTGGGCCAGGGCCGCCTTCTCGGCGCCGTCGGGGAGCTTCGAGAACCCGTCGGAGATCGCCGCCATCCGCTCCGCCATCGGCATCTTCAGCAGCCGCTGCTGGTCGAGCCCGAGCTGCTGGAACATCTTCGAGGAGGCCTTCGTTGACCCGCCGAGCGCGCCGAGGTTCCGGCCGAGGGTCGCCATCCCGACCTGCAGCTGCTTGGTCTCGATCCCGCGCTGCTGGGCGGTCACGACCCACGCCTGGGACTCGCGGTTCGACAGGCCGGACGCGCGCGAGAACGCGGCGGTGTCCTTGGCGAGCTTCGAGGTGGTGTTGATCGCGCCTTTGAGGCTGTTGTACCCCTTGTACATCACGGCGGCGGCCGCGGCCGCCTTCAGCATCCCGCCGGCGGACTTGCGGCTCTGGTCTCCGGTCTTGGCGGTCGCGTCACCGGCCTTCGTGGTCGCGCCGCCCGCACGGCCCATCGCCTGGGAGAACTCCTGCTCGCCCTCGACCTGCAGCGACGCGATCACGGCCTCCTGGGGCACTCAGCGCCTCCCTCGCTTGTTCTCGAGGTCGGCGAGCTCGTTGCGGATCAGCCGGGCGAGGCTCTTGTCGAGCTCGTGGCGGTAGTAGGCCGCGCGCTCGAGCACACGCGCCATCACGGCGCGCTCGAGCGGGTCGGCGCGCAGCAGACCGGCAGGGCTCACGCCGAGGGCGACGGCGGCGCCGAGGGCGTCGACGTCCTGCCGGTCGAGGCTTCCCCCGCGACGATCTCCTCCTCGGTCAGCCCCATGAAGTCGGCGACCAGGCCGACGTGCACTCCCAGCGCCATCCCGTTGCCGTCGAACATCGTTTCGTACACGGTGCGGACGGGAAACGTGAACTCCTCCCCGTCGGGCCGCGGCCAGCCCAGCAGCCGCGCCAGGCGGTCGTCGAACGTGACGGGCCCGAGGTCGTCCTCGAGCACCAGCCACTCGCCGGTCTCGGGGTCGTACGCCTCGATCGCGTCGCACGCCCGGCTGAGGATCTCGAGGGATTGCGAGAGGTTGGAGCTGCCCGACAGCTGCGTCGCGTCCTGCCAGCGCTCGAGCTCGTCGAGGCCGACGGTGCGGTACCGGGCGCGGAGCTTTCCCTTCCACCGGCCGGACAGGTCGACGGTGACCGTCGCGGCGGCGCGTTTCTGCGCGGCCGTCTTCCGCAGCTCCGCGAGCAGCGACCCGGGGGCGGCGTCGCCTGCTTGCCCGGGCTGCGAGACGCCGGGGATCGGGAACTTGTCAATTGTGCTCATGCGATCGAGTCGATCGTGCACTCCACCTCGACCATCGAGGTGTCACCGCCCATCGAGTCGTGCGGGGGCGGGGTGCAGGCCTTCAGCGTGCCGCCGAGCCACTCGACCGGCCCGTTCTGGGCGCCGGTGCCGTTGAGTGGAACCCGACCGATCGTGATCCTGGTCTTGCCGCACTGCTGGCGAATCCATTTGACCAGCCCACCGAGCCAGTCGTCGTGGTGCCGGCCGAGGGTGACGTTCCCGAAGGTCTGGCGGCCGCCGAGCGAGAGCGCGCGGTCCATCCCGCCAGGTCGGAACACCGACTCCTCGGAGTCGGTCTCGCCGCCGGTGAACGTGTCCCAGGTGCCGAGGTCGACCCCGCCGAGGTTGAAGACCACCAGCCAGGTGTCTTGGCGTTGTGTGCTCAATTTCGTTCCTCCTACACCGACTGCGTGATCGGTGTCTTCTGAATTTCGATGACCACCCACTCGCCGGGCGGGCTCGTGCGCAGGCGGACGATCGCGTGCACCTCCCCGGCGGCGATGGTCTCTGTCGTGTTGACCGACTGCGTGTCGATCGAGAAGGCGTCCTCGGGCTCATCCCCGTACAGCGCGCCCATCCCGAACCACTCGAGGCAGATCCCGCCGAGCGCGACCTCGAGCCGGGTGAACAGGCGGCGTTGGCCGTCGATCTGACGGTGCACGAATTCCTCGGCGGCGTTGTCGAACTCGTGTGCCATCGCCAGCACCGTTCTGCTGCCGGGGAACCACATCCAGTTGGTGTCGTTGGGGCCGGCGACCGTGCGGGTGCCGTAGGTGCGCATCACCCCGGAGCGCATCATCCGCGGGAGTGTCACCCCGAGCTCGTTGAGCAGCTCGCGGGTGTCGTCGTCGAAGTCGACGGCGATCCCCCTGGCGGCGAGCGATTCGCCGTTGGATCCGGCGGCCGCCTCGTTCGGGTTGTTGGTCGCGGCGTCGGCGCGGGCGATCATCCCGGCCTGCGCGGCGCTGTAGGGGATCAGCGTCGTGGTCCCGGACACGGGCCCGGGGTAGACGATCCGCGGTGCGAGCGCGGCAGCGAACCGCGACCCGGGGATCCCTTGCAGGGCGTTCGCGTCGGCGGCGATCGTCGCGGCGTCGGTGTCGTTGAGGTCCAGCAGCGCTGGCCGGCGGTTCCGGTCGCAGTGCTCGAGGATCGCCGCGTGGACGTCGTAGTCGGTCGCGCCGGGGTACAGCACCTGCGCGAACCCCATCGAGTAGGGGAATCGGCTGAGCGCGCCGGCGACGACCGTCGGGGTGATGTTGTTGTCGTCGCGGCCGGTGGTCAGTGCGGTCGCGGCCACTGCCGCCAGCGCCTTCTCCTCGTCGGCGGGGTCGGCGCCGAGGGTCAGGTAGTCCGAGCCGTCGCGGGCCCACGACAGCGCGTCGCCGACGGTCCGGACCTGCCTCGAGCGCTCGACGATCTCCGCGCCCTCGGTGACGACCAGCCGGAACGGGCCGGCCGCGGCACCGTTGGGGGCCGTCTCGCCGTTGCCGTTGCTGCCGTTGCCGTTCTCGTCGTCCATCGCCTTCGCCTTCGCGCGGGTCTTGGGCGCCGGCGCCCTCGCGAGCAGCGGTGAGACGTCTGCGACGATCGCGACCTTGACGCCGTTGCCCCACACGCCGGGGCTGTTCGCGCTGACCTGCAGGTCGCCGACCTCCGCCTCGGCGGCGGTGGCGTTCGCGCCGGCGAGGCGTAGGAACTGCAGGTTGGATCCGCGTTCGGTGAAGAACGCGCGGACGGAGTTGTGCGCGACGGGCCCGCCGGCGCGGGGGCCGAACCGCCGCTCCCACAGCGACAGGGAGCCGACCGACAGGGGGCGTTCGGTCGGGCCGCGGTCGGCGACGCCGATCATGAACGCCTGGCCGGTGTCAAGCTCCCCGCCGCCGCCGGGCGATGGTTCGCTAATCAGAATGTCAGTTCCCGGACGTGGCATCCGCTCCTCCAGAGATCGGTTCTTTGACGGTCACGACCTCGACGGTCTCGGCGTCGGTCAGCCACGTCGGCTCCGGGAACACCGGTTCGTCGGGGCCCATCGCCCAGTTGGTGACGTTCTCGACCTCGACCACGAGCTGGGTGGTCCCGCGGGCCTGGGTGCGGTCTGACGCCTCGTCGAGTGCCTGGTAGCGCTCCCCGACCCAGTCGACCCGGCGGACGCCCTCGAGCCCCGACCAGCGGGGTTTCGCGAGCTGCTGCAAAAGCAGCGCCCGGACCGCGGCGGCGTAGTAGCGGGCGAGCCGGACGGCGTGGCGGTTCCCGCGGGCGGAGACGACCGCGCCGCAGTCGACCCGGAACCGGGCGGTGTAGAACCCGTCGCCGTTCAGCTCGAGGCGGCCGCCGCGGGACTCGACGCCGGTTGAGGCGACCAGCAGCGCCGGCAGCTGGTCCTCGGGGTAGCGCCGCGCTTCGGAGGAGTCGACGATCGACCGGAACGCCGGCAGCGCCTCGGGGTCCAGGCCGCGCTGCCGCGCGAGCTCGGCGAGGTAGTCGCGGACCCACGCGCGGACGCACGTCGCGACCGCGTGGTCGACCTCGAAGGCGGAGAAGATCGGCCCGAACGCCGACCGCCGGTCGGGCGCGAACTCGTGGTCCTCGTAGATCGGGTCGGTGACGCTCATGGAAACAGGACGTCGTGGATCCTCTGAGCGAGCAGCGCCTGGATCTGTTCGGTCGGCACGTCCGGTGGTTGCGCCGGCCCGTGCCCGGCGCCGGTGAACACGAACCGGGCGTACGGGAGGTCAGACCCGATTTCGTTGTTGTCGTCGGCTCGCAGCGAGCCGGCCAGCGCGCCGGTTGACTGCCCGCTGTAGTTGGCGACGTTGACGGTGATCATCGACACCGCCTCCTGGGTGGCCTGGCGGACGGCGTCGGCGATCTCGCCGGTCCGGTCGATGATCGTGGTCAGCATCGCGTCGACCCTGCTGGTGTCGAGGTGGACGTTCACTCCTCGGCCGCCGGGTTGATGTTGAACTGCCGTTGGCTCATGTCACTGCGACCGTCGGGCAGGTACACGATCAGCCGCATGACGTGCAGCCCCGTGATTGCCGAGGTGAACTCGACGACCTTCCCCGTGAAGGCGAGCGGGGCCTGTGTGACGACCGTCCACTCGTAGTCGCTGATCCCCGGGTCGGGCGTCGAGGCGCTGGCGTCAAACGTGACCTCGTCGCCCTCCTCGGACGGCTCCGGCGCGACGGTGAAGTCCGCGACCGGGTCGGGCCCGAGGTTGATCGGGTCGCCGAATGCCCACACCTGCGCACCCGCCTGCGTCGTGCGGCCGTCGACGTCGGTCGCGTACACGCGCAGCGGGTAGACCGCGTCGATCGCGTACTCGTGCACGACGTCGTAGGGCGCCGTCACCGGCTCGCGGGGGGTGCCGTCCGCCCAGTCGATCTCGACGCTCGCGACGGTTGGGTCGGGGTCGGTGCTGTCGTTGATCGCGAGCTGCCCGTGGATCCGGCGGCCGTTGATCTGATAGTCGGGCAGGACGCGGATGTCGGGGCCGGGCGGTGCCGGCGTCGGCTCGTTCGGACGCGAGCCCTCGAACGCGGGCGTGAACCGGTTCCCGATCAGCACCATCACCACTCCCCTGGCGGTGAGCCGCCGATCACGACCTTGCCGCCCGGCGGGTCGGGTGGCATCTGGAACGCCGGCAGCATCGTCTCGGGCTCGGGAAGGTTGAGAACCCACCACGGTGCCATGTCGCCGAACGCGGCGAGCGTTGTCGTGTGCGGCCGCACCGAGTAGGTCGACCCGCCGTCGGGCGGGCCGGCGAGCAGGTTGATCAGCGCCTTGACCCCGTCGTTCCACTGGTCGCGGTATTCGGCGTAAACCGACCCGGCGGCGGCGGCTTGCTCGGGGAAGTAGGACAGCTCGATCAGCATCGCGGTGCGCTTGGCGCACAGCCCGTTCGCCATCCGGTCCTCGTCGAGCGAGTCGCGGCGCAGCATGTCGACGGCGGCGAGCAGGTCGCTCGCCGCCGTCTCGATCAACCCGTAGACCTCGTACTCGGTCGGGCGCGTGTCGGCGGTCCACGCGCCGAGCTCGCGGCCCTCGTTGTCCTTGGTCCTGGCTCGCAGCAGGTCGGCGACCTGCTGGGAGCTGGCGAGCCAGACGATCGGGTCGGTCGTGCCCATGCTGTTAGCGGCGCGCCCGCCTCGTCGTCTCGGCCGGCTCGTCCTCGGCGGCAGCTTCCGCGGCGGCCTCGTCGGAGACGGCGCCGGTGCCCTGGATCACCGCGAACGGGTAGCGGTTCGCCTTCGTTGGCTGTTCCGGCGTGACCGGCTCGGAGATCTGCATCGCGACGCGGAACACGACCCGCAGCGCCACGCTGTCGGCCTGGAACAGGTTCAGCACGACCGCGCCGTCCTCGTCGGAGATCACGGCCTCGCTCGAGATCAGCCAGTTCATGTCCTCGCGAATCGCGATGATCATCTGGCTGAAGTCGCCGGCGAACCCCTCGGTGACGTTCGCGCCCGGCGCCGGCCACCCGCCGCGCAGCCCGAATGTCGGCTCGAACCCGTAGACGTCGCCGCCGATCAGCTCGGCGAGCTGGTCGCCCTGCGTGTTGCGGGCCTGGCGCAGGAACCCGCGGTACAGCGCCGGGTTGAGCAGCAGCCCGGAGACCTCGTATCCCTTCCGTTCGACCGCGGTGTAGAGGTTCGAGAGGTCGCCCGCGATCCCGCCCTGCGCCGCTGGCGTCCCGCGGGTGACGACCATGCTGCTGGCCGGGAGCGTCGCGCGAGCGCCGTCGTTGACGCCGGTGGGCCACGTCGTCGGCTTGTTGGTCGAGAAGAACACGGCGCGGTCGAGGGTCAGCCCGATCGCGGCGGCGACCTGCGGACGGATCTCGTTCCACAGCGGGTACGCAGAGTCGTCAAGAACGCTCTGGTGAATGGGGACGATCACGGCGATTTCTTCGGCCGTCAACATCAGCCCTTCCCAGCCGGTCTTGGTCGTCTGCTTCAGTCCGCCGCTGGAGACGAAGTACGCCATCGGCAGGACTGACAGGACCGGCACCTGGCGCTGGTGCGCGCTCATGTTCGGAGCGCGGCGCGCGAGCCGCATCGCGACCGAGGTCTCGGGCAGCAGCTGGATGATCTCGCGAGCCTGCTCGGTCGGGATCAGCGCCGAGGCGCCGGGGCGGTCGATTACGTCGGTGAACGACACGGGGTCCTCCTCATGCGAGCGTGTTCAGTTGTTACGCCCGGCTCGCCGCATCGCGCCGGCGAGCTGAGGAAGGGCCGCTGTCCGTGATCTCAGCGACGGTGCAGAGGCATCGCGCCCCTCGGGGATCGCCCGCCGCGGCGGCACCGTTCGGCTAGATCACGTCAAGTTCGACAGCTTTATCGTCCCGCGACTGTCAAGAGCGGCCGGCGGCGCGGCGCAGCGTCGCAGAGAACCCGTCGCTCCCGCTGGCGGGTTGGCCGTCAATCCGCGACCCCGACCCGAAGTCGACCGGCGCGCGCGACCCGCTGCGGCCGAGCGCCTTGAGCAGCTCGTCGGCGTCGCGCTCCATGTCTTCGCGCGTGTCGCCTTGCAGCCTTGCGGCGAACGTCAGCGGGAGCCCCTTCGCGGTGGCGATCTGCGTTGCGAGCCGTTCGCGCTTCAGCACGGCGTTCTCGGACTCGGCGGCGACGCGGCCCTCGCGCTCGCGCTCGACCTCAGTCTTGGCCGCGTCCTCGCGCTGGCGGCGTTCGCGGTCGTGGTCGCGGGCGTTGCGCTCGAGCTTGCGGATGTAGTCGCGCAGCGCCTCGGACTCGATCTTCCCGAGGTCAGGCGCGTCCGACGGGCGCGGCTCGGGCGGGTCGGCGGGAGGTGGATCCGACGGCGGTGGCGCCGCCGGCGGCGGGTCCTGGTTCGGGGGGACGGCGGGCGGAGGCGTGTCGGTCATTGCTCAGGCGTCGCGGGGAGCGTAGCGCCGGCCGGCGTCGGCACGGCCTCTGACGGCAGCGGCTGCTCGTCTTGCGCCTCGTTCTCCCACTGGTCGATCTCCTGCGGCGAGGCGCCGAGCATCCGCCAGGTCGCGCGGCGCGGCACCCCGAGTGACTTGCGCATCTTGACGGTCGCGTCGGTGATCGCCGCGATCGACACGCGCTGCGGGTTGTCCCAGATCGACTCGAGCGACTGCGCGCGACCGCGGTCGACGTCGCCGAGCTGCAGGAACGCGATGCGCATCCCTTCCTCCCAGCTCTCGCCGAACCCGAGAATCTTGCGCCGGCACTTCTGCACGAGCCCCTCCTCGCTGGCGCGCAGGCTGTCAGCGGACGGCCACTGCCCCAGCCCGGCGGTCAGGTAGTGCGGCGGCGTTCGCGTCTGCGCGGCGACGTGCTGCACCAGCATTTCGATCTGGCGGACGAAGATCGTGCCGTCGGAGATCGGGAACGCGCCGTACTTGGCGTCGGGGTTCTCGGAGATGAACACCGAGTCGGCGCCGGCGAGAAACTGCTCGGGCGGGACCGGCCTGCCGCGCTTGTCGGTCGAGAGCTCGATCCCGGTCGCCCACCGCTGGTGGAAGGCGGCGTACTCGCTGTTGACGATCATGTCGACGGCGAGCTTGTTGATCATGTCCTGCTTGCTCAGGACCGGGTCCAGGTCGCTGTTGCCGCCGCGGCCGAGGTGCGCCTTGTTGAGCATCTCGACCATCGGCACCACGCCCGCGGGGTTGTCGAGCTCGCCGACGATCTCCCAATCGCCGAAGGTGCCGCCGTCCTGCTCGGTCTTGTCGGCCTTGCCGAACAGCACCAGCACCCGGTCGGGAAGGTACAGGCGGGCCTCGGGGATGCCGGCCTCGTCGATGAACCGGCGGTAGCCGGCGATCCGCCGGCGGCGGTTCTCGGGCGCGTTGAGCGTGATCGCCTCGATCGGCGACAGCACCGAGATCCGCGGCAGGTCGTTGTCGGGCCCGGGCGGCTCGACGAGCAGGTAGCACAGCGACGAGACGCCGCACTCCTCGTGTGCGAGCACCTGGTCGGCGTCGAGGTAGGACGCCTGCCAGATCGACCAGGCCTCCTCGTCGGCGGTGTCGTCGCCGCCGAACCGGAACCCGGTTACGCGCAGCCGTTCGACCGCGGAGTCGACGATGACCTCGCACCAGTTGTCGGAGATCTCGGACAGCAGCCGGCCGAAGCTCTCGCGGAACTTCACGGTCGCGTAGAGCACCTTCGCCTCGCCGCGGTAGTACTCCCAATAGCGGTTGATCGGGCCCGCGCGCTTGTCGAGCTCGCGGTCGAAACTGTCGACCATTCTGAGCGGGTCGGTCAGCGAATCGAGCGCCGCCACGGCATACATGCTAAACCGCGATCGCGCGGCGGCCGCGGGGACGCTCGAGGCCTCGACCCGCGGCGTCGAACGCCATCACCAGCGCCATCAGCGCCTCGACGTCGCCCTCGGCGCCGCGGGCGGTCAGCCGCCACCCTCGCTCGGTGCGGACGATCACGCCGGCCTCGACGTGCGCGGCGAGCGTCGGGTCGTCGTCGTGCACGAGGTCGCCGCCGACGATCGCCTGGTAGAGCTCGTCGCTGGCGGGCGCCATCCGGGCGTTCGTGTTCGGCATCGGGACCATGAAGATCCCTTCGTCCTCGAGCAGCTCCGCGGAGCGGCTGAACTGTTGCGGGTCGTACACGACCGCCTGCAGGTCGAACCGGACGGCGGCGCGGCGGACCGCCTCCTCGGCGTCGCCGAGCGCGACGGGCCCGCGGTCTGGGCGCAGCACCTCTGACCAGCACGCCCAGCCGTTGCGCCGGCGCGGGTCGTGCGCGATCGCGGTCAGCGCGGTCACCGTCTCTTTGTGGCGGAACACGCCGAGCCACGCTGGCGCGCGGGCGGGGATCACCATGCCGGCGCGGGCGATCGCTTCCCAGGCGCCGCCGGGCAGCCACGGGTCGGCGGTCGCCTGCCACAGGTTGCACGCGAACCGCCGCCAGGTCCACGGGGTCATCGACGGCGAGTCGTGCCGGCGCTGCAGCGCGGTGACCGTGTGCCAGGGCGCGGGGTTGGCCTGCTTGACCACTCGCATGTCGTCGGCGTTGTCGGTCGGGTCCAGCGCCCACTCATGCATCACGTAGCTACCGTCCTCGGTCGCGGCGCGGCGGTGCTTGCCGTCGCGCTGCACGATCGGGAGCTGGTACGCGGCGCGGCGCATCACCCCGAGCGGCGAGCTGAGGTTGGTGCCGGCGGTCGAGATCGCGACCATCTGCGCGCCGCGGGCCTCGAGGCCGGCGCGCAGCACGGCGTACAGCTCGGCGCTGCGGGCGCGGTGCAGCTCGTCGACGAGGGCGAGCGGCCAGGGGGTGATCCCGTCGGCGGTGTCGACGTCGGCGGCGAGCACCCGCAGCCGGCCGCCGTTCTCCTGGCGGGCGCGGAGCTCGCGGTAGCCGCGCTTGATGTCGATGTGCCGCTCGAGGCCGGGGGTGCGGCGCACGAACCCGATCGCCTCGTCGAGCAGCAGCGTCGCTTGGTCGCGGCTGGTCGCGACGACCGGGATGTCGGCGTCGTCGGTTGTCATCAGCGCGAACAGGCCGAGCTCGGCGAGCGTCGTCGTCTTGATGTTTTTCTTCGGGAGCAGCAGCAGCGTCTCGATCGCGCCGGCGAAGTGCTCGGCGAGCATCACCCGCTGGTGGGGCAGCATCGTCGCTGGCTGCCAGTTCGGCAGGATCAGCTTGGCGGTGAACTTGCGGAAGTCGGCGAGGCTCGCGCCGGCGGCGTTAGTGGCGGCGCCGTTTCGCGAGGTCGACGACGTCGGCGAACGGGTCCTGATCGAGGTCGCTGTCATCGTCGGCCGCCGCGGCCGGCGCGTCGCCGATCGGTCGTTCGGTCGGCTTCATCCACCGCTCGGGCCAGCGCCGCTCGAGCAGCCACGCGGCCGCCTGCCAGGAGCCCTTCGCGGCCGCCTGGCCGATGCGGGCGACGAGCACCGACTCGGACTCGGCGCGGGCGCGTTCGACGCGGTCGCGCAGCTCGCGGGTGTGGGTGCCCTTCCGCGCCTTCTCGCCCGCCGCCAGCCACCGGTAGATCGTGGCGCGGTTGACGCCGACCGCGGCCGCGGCGACGTCGATCGTCGTGCCGGCGCGGACCAGCTGCTCGAGCTGCGCGATCGCGTCGGGCGTCAGCTTCGACGGCCTCCCCGGCGATTTGGTGGCCCTGGCGCGCCCACGCTGCCCAGAACGGGTGTTCGCCTGCTGCCGGGGTGGTTGCGGTGCCTTGGGCATCCGAGGCGTCACGCGGCCGCACGTCGCGTCCTGCGCCGGGCGGCGCCGGGCGCGAGCTCGGGGCGGCGGGTGAAGTCGGCGTACCGCTGGCGGACGACGTCGCAGAAGGCGGGGTCGATGTCGACCGCCAGGCAGCGGCGGCCGGTGAGCTCGGCGGCGATGATCGCGGTGCCGGATCCGACGAACGGGTCGTACAGCCGGCCGCCGGGCTCGAGGTGGTTGCGGATCGGGCGGGCGTAGAGCTCGACGGGCTTCTGCGTCGGGTGGTCGTACTTCCCGTCCTCCTCCTCGTGGGCGCTCATGATCATCTTCGGGCTCGCGGCGGTCCACACGGTCGACTGGTCGGCGCCGCCGAGCCACGGGATCCCGCTGCCGGGCTTGCGGGCGTAGAACGCGGGGACGTGCGTCGGCCCGTACCAGGGAACCTCGCCGGCGTCGACGCGGCGGGCGTAGTAGCAGGCCTCGTGCTGCCAGTGGTAGTGGCCGCGGCCGAGGGCGAACAGGCCCTTGTCCCAGATGATCTGCTGGGCGATCTCCCAGCCGGTCGCGCGCAGGCCGGCGCCGACCTCGTCGCACCACTGGCCGGCGTGCCACACGTAAGCGATGCTGAGGGTCGGGACGAGCTGGTAGGCCTCGGCCCAGTCGATGCGGGTGTCGCCGGCGAGCGAGGTCGTGCGGTGCGCAGCGTCGCGCATGTAGTGCTTGATCGACGGCGCGGCCGGCGCGAGCTTCTCACGGAAGTGGCGGGCGTGCCACATCAGGTCGAGCTCGACGCCGTAGGGCGGGTCGGTGACCAGCAGCGTCGGCTCGGCGCCGGCGAGCAGCTGGCCGACCGCGGCCGCGTCGAGCGCGTCGCCGCACATCAGTCGGTGCTCGCCGAGCTCGTAAATCTCGCCCGACCTCGAGCGCGGCTTCGCTGGCGGCGGCGGCGCGAGGTCGGCATCGCCGTACTCGACGCCGGCGATCTTGGCGATCGAGTGCTCGGTCTCGGGGAGCAGCTGCGTGATATCCGCCGGCGCGAAGTCCTCGAGGATCCGGCGCAGCACCTCGGCGTAGCGCTCGGGATCGTCCTTGCCGCGCGTCCGGTTGAGCGTCTGGGCGAGCAGCCGGGCCCGCGCGTCGTCGAGGTCGACGACGTGCACGGGCGCGGTCTCGAGCCCCTCCTCCTCGTAGATCCGCAGCCGGTGGTTCCCGCTCAGCACCTCGTAGTGGCCGCGGCGCGGCAGCGGCCGGGCGACGAGATTCTCGACGATCCCAAACCGCCGGATCGACTCGCGAACCCGCGCGAGCATCGCGTCAGTCATCACGTTGGCGTTCCACGGCGCCGCGTGCAGCCGCGTGACCGGAACCTCGCGCACCTGCAGCGGGTTTTGCGACGCCATCCCCCTGGATTATGCGCCGCGGTTTTTTTCGCGGCTAGCGGGTGACTTTGCTCACGGGGTGTCTAGATCCCTTCCTCCCCCACCCCGGCGTCGCGTTCGGCGAGTCGCGCGGCGCGCGGCGCGCGGCCGCGGTCAGGGCTTGGTCGCGGCGCGACGCGCGTTGTGTTCAGCTTGACGGTGCAGCTTCTGGTGGCAGGTCGTGCAGAGGACCTGCAGCGGCGAGCTGGCGTCGACGACGTTGGAGCGCAACGGATCGAACGTCACGTGATGCGCGACGAGCTGGTGGGTTGACCCGCACTGCTGGCAGCGTCCGGCCTTGCGGACGACCGCGGCGGCGCGTGCGGTCCATCGGCTGGTTTGCCAGGGCCCGGGTGGGCGGGGGGTCCGCCGGCCGCGGGTGGTGCCGGCGTGCCGTTCGCAGTACCCCCCCTCCACGAGCTGGGGGCAGCCGGGGCGCAGGCAGGGGCGGAGCATTCAGCGTCGGCGGCTCGAGCGGCCGGCGGTGGAGCGGTTGGCGAGCGCGCGGTAGCCGCCGCCCTTGGCGCGCAGCGCAGCTCTGACGTGGCTGACGGTGCCGGCGGTGTCGGGTCGGGCGGAGTAGGCGAGGGCGGCGCGGGCGCGCTTGAGCGTGTTGATCGGGTAGCTCGGGCGTTTGCCGCGGTCCTTGCCGGTGCCGCGGGGGTAGGCGTAGTTGGCGCGCTTGGCGCTGCTGGTGGTGGGGAGGCGGTACTCGCGGGTGGAGAGCTTGGCGGTGCCGGGGGCTCGGTTGCGGCTGGTGGTGGAGCGTGTGCGTGCCATGCCGGGAAGCGTACGCCCGGCGGGTCGGATCAGCGAGGCATCAGCAACAACGTCTTGCCGTGTAATTCAGCGAGCGCCTTGGCGTGGATGATCAGGTCGGCGAAGGCGTCGAGCGTGTTCTCGTACCCCATCAGACCGATGCCGCCACGCTCGCCGGTATGGGTCCAAAAGATCGGGCGACGGCTCGTCGCCGTTGGCCCACTCGCAAGCAAGATGATCGCCTTGTCGTCCCGGTGTTCGGGGTCGGCCTGGATCGCGTCGATGGCGACATTCGAGAGCCGCGTGAGTCGGTCGTGGGGTTCGCCTTCGGTCTTCATGGCCGCTCCTCGGTCGGGATCCTGTAGGCGTCGGCGACGGCCTGGAGCTCGTGCTCGAGGGTGCGCCGGTTCTCGGGCGTGTCCTCGAAGCCGTGGGCCTCCAGCAGCTCGGTGACCTCGAGGTGCATGCCGCCGGCGCCGTCGTCGTAGACGCCCGGGGCGATGCGGCTCCAGCGCGGGTCGATCGTCATCGGTGCACCGGCTCGCGGGCGAGCGCGACGGCTTGGTCGTGGCCGGCGAGCGCGGCGTCGCGGTTCGGGTAGCGCCAGCACCACTCGTCGTGCTCGCCGCCGAAGATCATCGTCTCGTAGATCAGCGGCGGGCCGTCGCCGTACTGGTGGTCGAGCCCGAGGTAGACCGTCGAGACCGAGGTCGATTCGTTGATCTCGGTGCGGGCGACTTGTCGGTCGGCGTGCTCGAACATGTCCGCCCAGGTGTGCATGTCGATCGGGTTGCCGTCCGGGTCGTAGTAGCGGCCGGGGGTCATCGGCTAGTCCCGTTGGCTGGCGAGGCTTGCGTCGGCGTCGCCGCCGCGCGCCTCGCGGACGAGCACGAGCATCGCCATCGCGGCGTCGAGGTCGAACCCGGGGCCGTCTGGCTCGGGGGCGGTCATGGCCTTGACGAACGCGGCGTCGAACTCGGCGGCGTTGGTCACCTCGAACATGTGCAGCGCGTGGTCGCGCGCCTCGGCGATCGTCAGCTGTCCGGACTGGTCGCCCCAGCGGATGTGCACGAACGGTTCGCCGGTGCGCGCCGAGACGCCCGACTCGAACCAGAGGGTGTCGCCGGTCTGGAGCTGGCGTTTGAGGAGGTGCTCGAGCTCGCGGATCTTCGCCTCGAGCTCAGCGACCCGGCGTTCGCTGGCGCTCATGCCGGGACCCTACCGTGCTCGTGCCGCTCGCAGCGGCCGGGCCTCGGGCCCGGCCGCTGTCGAGGTCGCCAAGGGGGCGGCTGAGGGAGCGGCGCTCAGGGGTGAGCCGAGACTCCCCTGACCGGCCCCCTCAGATCAGAACGTCGTGGCCGTTCCGAATACCACGCACGCCTCGCTGAGGCCGTTTGGCCCGTCCGCGAGATCCACGGCGGCGACGCTGATGGTGGTGTCTTGGCCCGCGTTCGACAGGTAGTGCAGCTGAATGTCGGCGCGGCTTGATGCCGGTGACAGCGGGGTTAGCAGAATCGCGCCGGTGGTGTTGCTGGTTCCGAACCGCGGGATGACCTGGAAGTTCAGGCCGTCACGCTCGGTCAGGATCCCCGGGGCGCTGTTGGTCGCCACGGCGTCGAGGGTGACGCGGCCGAAGGCGTCGCACGATGCGATCAGTCTGACGCCGTCCTCCGTGGCGACGGTCGAGCTGGCCGTGTTGACGTCGGCCGAGTAGGTGAATTCCTTGGAGTTGTTCGAGCCGGCGGGGCCGGCGGGTCCTTGCGGGCCGGCGGGTCCGGTGGCGCCGGTGGCGCCGGTGTCGCCCTTGAGGCCTTGCGGTCCGAGTGGGCCGGCTGGGCCGGCGGGGCCGGCTGGACCGGCCGGGCCGGTGAGCCCCATCAGCCCCATCGGGCCGGCGGGTCCGGCTGGGCCCTGGGGCCCTGCGGGACCGGGGGGTCCGGGCACGCCCCGGTTGCCCTTCGGGCCCTTGTAGGTCTTGTGGTGGGCGGCGGTCTTGTGGTGATGCTGGACCTGGGCGCTGGCGACTGCGCCTAGCGTCAGGCTGGTGGCGAGCGCGGCCGTGACCGCTCCCGCCCACTTCAGGCGAAGGTGTGACACCTCGTCCTCCTGGTCTCGTGAGGCGACCCCCCTGAACGCAACCGGCCCCTCGGGTTTGCGTTGCGGCGGGCATGTTACGGGCCGGCGCGGGGCGGCGCGAGATTTATTCTTCGCCGCCCCCTGGAACGAGCGCGTCCCGGCGGTTAGGCCGGGACGCGGCAGGGTAGGCGGTTGGCAGCGTAGCCGCCGCCTCGGATGCTTCAGGTGCGCTTTGCCTTCGGCCGCTTGGCGGCGCCGCGGGGGTTCAGCTCGCGGACGTCGAAGGTGCCGGGCGCGGTCTTGATGAACCGGGCGCCCTTGTTCGCGTCGACGACCAGGTGCGCGCCGAGCGTCTGGTCCGGGGTCTTGCCCTGCGGGACCGGGCGGACCAGCGGGACCGCGGCGGCGGCGATCGCCTTGACCTTCATCGGGCCGTCGGCGGCGCGGAGGACCTGCTCGGCGGCGTCCTTGAAGGTGACCCGCGGCTCCTCGGCGAGGGCGGTGTTCTTGGCGAGCTCGCCGGCGACCTTGGCGATCGCCTGGTCCTTCGCCGCGGCGCTCACCTTGCGCGGCTTGCGCGCCGGCTTGGCGTCGGCGGCGACCTCGGCCTTGAGCGCGGCGGCCTCGGCGATCACGTCCGCCTCGGGCTCGTCGCCGCGGCGCGGCAGGTTCTTGACGCAGGGCGCGAAGTGAAAGTCCGCGATCGCGCTGGCGTCGAGCTTCATCGAGCCCTCGGCGATGTGGTCGGAGTAGATGTACTCGACGACGTCCTCGACGGTGTCGGCGTCGATCGTGCTCGGGTACTCGGAGCCGTTGGCGGTGACCTCCCACTTGTTGTCGCGGCAGCGCGCGGTGTGGACGTGGAAGGTGCCCTTGGTCTGGTCGTTCAGGTTCGGGCCGTGGATGGTGAGCTTCATGGTTTGGATCCTCCTGGGTGGTTGGTCCCGGCGGCCCCTTGCCGCGCTGGGTTACCGACACACACGCACACGCTCGCCAGAGGTTGCAGCCGTCTCGCGAAGCACACGAGACGAACACACTCGGCGGGCCTGGCCGTGTAACTTTTAGTACCGATATGGGTATTATTAGTAGTAGGAAATAGCAGCACGGAGGGAATCCGAAAGAGCCACCAGGACCGCCCTCCCGGTCAGCAGATCAGAAGTGCGACTGGCGCCGAAGAGCCAGGGGGGCCCAAGAGCCAAAAGGACGAAACGCCGCGCGAGCGGCGTCCGCCGGTTATGCCGGCGCTGACGAGTCCCTGGAGCCTCGGACTAGGTAAGAGGCGCAGACGGAGCCGCGAGGGAGTTTGGTCTCCCTGCCGGTCGTACCGGATAAGCCGTTCACGTCGAAGAGTTCTGCACAGTGCCCGCTCCGGGGGCGCGTCGGTCCCTCTCTCCACCCACGCGGCGGTTGCCGCAGAAAGGACGGTCTCGATGACCTCCATCCCCACGCTCGGCGTCCTGCTCGGCGAGCAGGCCAACGGGCCGCTCGCCGGCTGGCCGATCGTCGCTGACGGCCAGGGCGGCACGGTGCTCGCCTCCCCGACGGGGACGAGCTACCACCGCGGCGAGACCTCCTCGCTTGACAGCGCGGGGTGCTGGGCCGCAGTGGACGCGTTCTACGCGAGCGACCTCTACCGCGTGTTCCGCGCCGGCTATGACGCGAAGCGCGCGGCCGAGCGCGCGGCGCTGCTGGCCGACTTCAATCGCCGCCAGCTGCTCGGCGATCGCGCGCCGCGGGCGCGGGTGACCCGTCGCCTGGAGCCGAACGGGCGCGGCGCGCTCGTCACTCGCCGGCTGACCCCGGTGGAGCGCACCGCTTACCTGGCCGAGGAGGTCGACGGATGACCCGCTCCCAGGAAGACGCGGTCGACCGGCTCGCGCTGCAGTTCGGGCGCGTGCTGGTCGCCGACGGTTATCTCGATCGCGCGGTCCGCGTGACCGCGCCGAACGGCGCGCACTGGCGCGTCGGCGAAGGCGGCGTCGTTCGCGACGCCGGCGTCGACTTCTCTGTCGACTGGAACTGACGGTTGCTCGGCCGCGGGTGCCGCGCGAAAGCGCGACGCCGGCGAGCGGGACCGTTCCCGCCCTCCCCACTCTCTCGAAAGGAACCCCAAATGACGAACGATCCCCGCATCCCGAACGCCGATACCGGCGATCTGGACCTCGCCCGGATCATGCTCGCCCACGACGACTTCGTCGAGGGTCACATCGGCGTCGCCGCCGACGAGTGGACCGAGGCGCTCGGCATCGCTCCCGAAGGCGACGCGCCGGCGTCGGAGCCTGGTGTCGTGTCCGTTCACCTGAACGGCGACGTTGTCGAGATGCTGCTCGCCGCTCGCGGCTTCAAGCGCGGCGATAACGGCGCGTGGTTCGCGCCGGACGGCGACTCGATGCACTGGGATCGCGCGGATGCGCTGGTGCTGGCGCTGACCGCCGAGGTCGTCTGATGTCGCCCGCCTATCTGGTCGAGGTCGACGTCGTCGACCCGGACGGGTCGGTGCCGGCCGCGCAGACCCTGATCGTCGAGTCGTACGACGGGACGCCCGCCGGCGCGGTTAGCTGGGCGCTCGACGTTCTCGACTGGTGCGAGGTGTCGGTGCGCTCGGTCCGCCGGGTGCACGGCGCGCTGATGGAGGCGCGCAGCGAGGGCCGGCTTGATGCGCCGCCGGCGCCGGCGGGCTGATGTCCAGCACATATGCTTCCGATATGCGCACCCCTCGGGAGCCTCGGGAGCTGCTCACGACCGCGGAGGTCGCGGCGCAGCTCGGGGTGACGCCGCGGCGCGTGTCGCAGCTGCTCGAGCGTCGGTCTGACTTCCCGCGGCCGTACGCGGTCACGCGCGGCGTGCGGCGCTCGAGCGGGCTGCGGTTGTGGCGGCCGGCGGACATCGAGCGGTGGGTGGCGACGGCGGACCGGTCGGTCGGCCGGCCGCGAGAAACATGACCGCGAGCTCTTGGGCCCCAACGAGAAAACGCCCCGGCGACTCCCCGCCGGGGCGTTTTTGCGTCCGGTCTTGGCGGAGCGCTAGCGGAGCAAACCCGGAGCAAACGTCCGAAACTCGGGCCCCCGCGGCTATTGGGCGCCTGGCGGCCGGCGGCGGAAAAGGCGTGCAAACAGGCCACTTCTGTGCGACGGGTCCGAACCGCGCATAACGGCCGGCGCGGTCTACGGAACCGAAGGTCAGGGGTTCGAATCCCTTCGGGCGCGTCACGAGAAAACCCCGCAAGCGCGGGGTTTTCGTGTGGTCGGGGCAGATCTGGCGGGTGTGCTCAGCGGAGCAAACCCGGAGCAAACGCCTACGGGCGGTCCTCCGCGGAGCGATCGTCGCGCTGCCGCGCGTCGTCGTAGGCGTCTTGGATCTCGGCGATCGCGGCGGTCGCGCCGTCGAGCAGGATGCCGTAGTGCTCCTCGATCATCGCGACGCTGGTGCCCATCACGCGGGCGAGGACGTCGGCGCCGATGCCGGCGCTGATCGACTCGCTGGCGTAGGTCGCGCGGAGGTCGTAGATCCGGGCGGGCTTCGCGACGCCGGCGGCGTCGACGGCGGGCGCCCACACGCGCCGGCGCCAGTTGTCGATGTTCTGGACGCCGCCGCGGATCGCCGGGAACAGCAGCGGCGTGTCGAGGCGCGGTGGGATCTCCTCGAGCGCCTCGAGCGCGCGGCGGTTGAGCGGAACCTGCCGGCGGCTGCGGCTCGTCTTGGCGAGCTCGACGACCTCGCCGCTGGACAGCGTGCGCCGGACGTTCAGGACGCCGTTGCGCCGGTCGACGTCGCCGCGCTCGAGCACGAGCCACTCCTCGGGCCGCAGGCCGGTCGCCGCGGCGAACTTCGGCAGCGGCCGGTACGCCGGCGCGAGCTCGGCGGCGATCGCGTCCAGCTCGTTGCGCTCGTAGGGCCGGATCGCGCGCCGCGGGGTCTTCGGGTTCGGGCCTGCGAGCTTGACGGGGTTGGCGGTCATGTAGCCCCAGCGGTTCGCGGCCTGCAGGCACTGCGAGAGCGCCTGCATCAGACCGTGGCGGGATCGCGGCGGGAGCGTTGCCTGCCATCCGGCGATCTCGTCGGCCATGCGCTCGAGGTCCCGCAGCGGCACGTCGCCGAAGGCCTTGATGGCGTTGCGCTCGCGGCCGCGGCGCTCCTCGGGGGTCTCGTCGTCGCGGTCGTTGGGGAGGCCGAGGCGATCGCGCAGCGTGTCGACGGTCCGCTTGCGGACGGTCGCGCCGTGGCGAGCGAGGAAGGTCGGCACGAAGTCGCGCAGCGTGACCTCGCCCTTGTCGGGAGTGTCGCCGCGCAGCTGCGGCGCGATCTCGTCGCGGAAGTGGTTCAGCGCCTTGGTCTTGCTCTGGAAGCGAAGCACGGCGCCGGTGCTCGAGCGGGCGCGCTGCAGGGTGCCGTCGAGGTCGCGGTAGCGGAGGATCCGCTCGCCGGACTTCAGCTTCTCGGTCCAGCCTCGGGGTTCAGCGGGCATCGGGGTTTCTCCTCGTCGTAGTCGGGTTGGGTGACACGACTACAGTACCCAGCGGGCGGCGATCCGGTACGGGTTGGGTGACATCTCCTCGTCCGGGCGTCGCCCTCTGCTCGAGCCAGGCCGTGAGTTCGTCCTCGCGGAACCGGATCGCGCGGTTGGAGAGGTAGACCGCCGGCAGCCGGCCCTGGCGGGCCCACCGCAGGACGGTCTCGGCGCTCAGGCCGAGGCGGTCGGCGACGGTTCGCGCCGTGAGGAGGTCGGTCATCGTCGGCTGTCTTCGCGGTCGGCCTCGCGAAGCGCCGCGCGTGCCTCGAGGCGCGGGTCGGTGACGTGCTCCCCAGCGATCCGCTCGAGCGCGGCGCGGTAGATCGGAACGACGCGCTCGAACTCGTTGTAGCGGCGGGCCAGTTCCTGGCGGTCGATCGGGTTGCACGTCATTCGCGTTCCCGGAGCGCGAGGAGCGCGAGGAGTTCGTCGAGCTCGAGGATCGCGAGCCACGGGCCGCCGTTCCACCGGTGCGCAAGTACGGGCAGCGTGCCGACGCCGGCGCGGTCCGCGTCCGCGGTGACCTGCTTCCACGAGTCGCGCAGCCGCAGCGCCTCGACGCGCTTACTTTCGATCAGCGTGTGCGCTGGTCCGTTCGCGACGTCGGAACCGCCGCGCGCGCCGGACGCGAAGTTGCGGGTTGCGTTCGGCCAGCCGGCGGCGCGGACGGCCTCGACGACTTCGAGCTCGCCGGCGGCGCCTTTGCGGCGTTGCGAGACGCCCATCAGGCTTGGCCGCGGTCGTAGTGGCGGAGCAGGTCGTCGCGGAGGCGCTCAAGCTCGTTGCGCGCTCGGGCGACGCGGAACCAGCCGGCCTGGCCGCGTCTGAGGCCCCATGCGACGCCCATCCCCTCGTCGGGCCGGTTCAGCAGGTTGACGGCCTCGGTGAGGTGCGCGATCGCGTCGGCGTAGCTGCGCCCTGCGGTCTCGCTCGTCACGGTCGCCTCCGGTGTCGGGCGGCGTCGGGGCAGGTCGCGAAGTGCGAGAGGTACAGCTCGCCGGCGAACGCCTGGCGCTCGGCCTCGGGGACGACGATCGCGACGCCGGCGCGAAGCCGGATCGACCCGTTCGCCGCCGGCTCCGGGTCCAGCGGGATCGCCTTGCCGTGCTCGGTGGTTGCCCACCGGACCTGCTGCTTGCAGCTGCGGCATCGGTCAGGCACGGTTCACCTCGGCCATGTCGACTTGATCTCCCGCCGGCCGATCTGCAGCAGATGCCGGCGGATCAGCTTCGCGTACCTGGCGAGCTCGGTCAGCTCGCGGTCGGCCTGGGCGGTGTGGACGTGATCGCGGCAGCGCTCCAGCGCCTTGACGCTGGTCGCGAGGTGCAGTCGCGCGTTGCGAAGGTGCGCCGCGAGGTTGTCGGCAGGCGGGCTCACGTCACGCCGCGCGCCCGTTGTCGGCGTCGAACGGCGGGCCGACCAGCAGGTGGGCGAGCAGACCCCGCCGGCGGGGGTCGACGAGGTCGGAGTTCACTCGGGCCACGGGGCTGATGCCGGCGATTCCGAGCATCCGCCGGGCGCGCACCTCCCCGACGCGGGGAATCGCGAGCAGCAGCTGCAGGAACCGCACCGACGAGCGGGGGTTGAGGATCGCCTCGGCGGCGATGCGGGCGCCCTGCTCGCGGCCGGCGGCGCGAATCTGGCGCTTCAGCCGGGCAGTCTCGGTCTTGGCCAGCTGGGCGTGGGCCAGCGCGGCCCGGCGATGGTCGTCGTTGCGCTGATCGTCGACCACGGCCATCTCACTGGTCCTCGGCCTCGACGAAGGTCGGGCGCAGCTTCTCGCGAATCTTGTACCCCACGATCTCGCCGTCCTCGCGCTTGATCACGATCACGACCTCCGCGAGCTCGTGCGTCACGATCGCGCGGCGCTCCCCCTGCGGGTTCGTCAGGCCCTTGCGGCCGGGGACCTCGCCTTTGAGCAGCGACTTGGTGTACTCGACCGGCAGCCCGGGGCGGATCAGCGACTTCAAGTCGACCCCGTCGCCGACGAGCGAGCCGTGCGGGAACAGCTCGTCTTGGTCGGTGTCGTCGGCTGCCTGTAGGTGCGGTTGTGCCATCGGGGGCCTCCTCGGGTTAGAACGGCTGGGGCTCGAGCGTCGGTGGCGCCGGCGGCTCGAGGGTGTGCAGCTGCGCGGCCGGGGTCGCGCAGTCGTAGCGGCACTGGTCGCACTCGCCGACGATCGTCGGGAACGTGGCGCTGGCGACCCGGACGGTGCCGGGGCAGTCCTCCTGCCGGATCCGGTCCCAGATCCGGGCGTGCGGCGGTGGGTTCTCGACCCGGACCGAGCGGTAGTGCGGGCTGCGGATCGGCGTGCCGACGGGGAACCGGGCGGCGTACTCCTCGAACTGAGCGCGGAGGCGGTCAGCAGGCGACTCGGGGACCGGCGGGTCCTCGGCGAATTCCTGGTCGCGGATCCGGCGGGCGAGCAGCCCGGGCCCGACGTTCTGCCGGCCGTCCCACCAGCGGCAGGTCGCGAGGATCTCGTCCGGGGTGCCGTAGACGAGCAGCTGCGCGCCGTTGTCGACTCCGCGGGCGCTGAGCGCGCTGACGGCGTCTTCGGGTGTTGGCTGCTGGCCGTTCACGCCGTTTCCTGAACTTGATCACTGCTGCTGCTGCTGCGTCTGTCACTCACGTTGCAGTCAGCAGCAGCAGTTGGTGTTTCTCCACCTCCACCTCCACCTCCACCTCCACCTCCACTTCCGCGCGCACGCGCGAGGGTGCGGAGCGCCTCCGGAGCGGCTCCGGAGCCATTCGCGGGCGGCTCCGGAAGTAGTGACGGTGACGGGTGCGAAATCCGCTGGTGCTTCTCCCACCCCGGCAGGTAGCCATATTGCCCGCCGTACAAGTGAATTAGGCCGGCGTCGTCGAGCTCGCTCAGCCATCCCGGAACCCTGCGATGGGCGTCGCGGTCGTACGGGTAAACGTGACCCACGATGACGCTTGTGGAGGTCCTGAAGCGACCTTGGTCGTCCGAAAGTGTGATTAACCCGATGTAAAGGAGGCGACTTCCGCGACTCACGGAACCGAATTTCTCGTCTTCCCAGATAAAAGGTTTTAGGGATCTGATCCTCATGTCGACCCTTTAGGGTCGGCCTGGCGGGTGTCGACGTCGGCGTTAAACGCCGTCCGCAGACGAGTCACTTGCTGCGGTGTCAGGCGCCGCAAAGTTTCGATCGTGAGCATCTCGTCGGCGGGGATCTCGACCCCGAGGTCGGCGAGCGTCTGGCGCAGCCAGCTGTCGTCGGTCTTCGCCTCGTCGAGCATCACCTCGTCGGCCGTCAGCTCGGGTTTCGCGGGCTCGTTGGCGACCGCGTCGATCAGCTTCGAGACCTCGGTCTTGGTCAGTTCCTTGGAGGAGACGATCGTGCGCTCGAGGCGCGCGTTGATCCAGTCGAGCATGTCGTCGCGGTCGTTGATCCCGTGCTCGCGGAGGCCGGCGAACAGCTTCCGTCGTTGGTGTTCGGTCGCCCTGGGCGGCGGCGCCGGCGGCTGCTCGGCCTCGGGCTGGTCGGTCTTGGTGGCGCGGGCCTGCGCGGCGGTGCGCGGCTTCAGGCCGGTCGCTGGTACCGCCGCGGCGGCGTTGCGGCGCGGCCGCGGCGGCGCGGGGTCGTCGACCTGCGCCAGCTCCTCCGCGAGCGTTGAGCGCGCCTCGGCGGGGATCGGTGTCAGCACCGGCGGCTCGCCGTTCGTCGCGGCCGCTGGGAGCGTCAGCGCCGGCGCGATTCGGGACGGGCCGAGCAGCGCGGCGGTGTCCATCTCGAGGTCGAGGACGGGCACGGCGAACTGCTTAGTCGGTTCGCCGGGGCGGCGGATCTCGCGCTGCTCGAGGCGCAGCCAGCCGGGGAGCAGGCTGCGGCCGGTCGCGCCGGCGAGTATCTGCGCGAGCTCGAGCGCGCCGGCGAGCTCCTCGCTGGCGTAGAACCCCTGGGTGTCGAGTCGCCACAGGCCGGTGGTCGCGAGCTCGGCGAGCATCAGCGACAGCCGCGTGTGCCTCGAGCACCGCGGTTGCGGGTCCTCGCCGTCGAGGGCGGCGCAGACGCACGGGTCGTCGTTGGTCTGGCGCTCCCCGTCGCAGCGGCGGACGCACCCGCCGCCGGACCACAGCTCCATTGATTGCGAGAGCGCCATCCGTTCGGGCGGGACCGCGACGCGGATCTCGGCGGTCTCGGTGATCACCTGCCATTGCTCGCCGACCGGGGCGTCCTTCCAGGCCTCGAGGGTGCCGCCGTAGAGGGCGGCTACGCGCTCGAGCGCGCGGTGGTCCTGGCCGGTGATCCGAAACGTCGTGAGCTTCTGCGGGCGTTTCTTGCCGCGGCTGGTTGGGACCTGGACGCCGATCCGGATTCGGCCGGCCTCGTGCAGCCGGCGCTGCAGATCAACGATTGGCACTGGCGGCCTCCTGGGGCGCGGCGATCGCGGGCCCGAGGACGGTGCGGGCCATTTCGAGGCTCCACCGGGCCCGTTCGATCGCGTACAGGAACGCCTCGAACACCTGTTCGTCGCAGCGAACTGGGTACGCCTCGCACCGTTCGGGGGTGAGGTACAGGCACAGGCCGCCGTCGACCTTCGGGATCTCGACGGCGTCGGCGCGCTCGTCGCCGCCGAGCAGGTAGTACCGGCGGCCGTAGTAGGAGTAACGGCGGGTGCGCCACGGGCCGGCGAAGTCGGCGTACCGGTAGCCGGCGAGCTGCAGCGCGACGTCGGGCCACGGCTCCCGCGGCCGGCCCTTGTCGTCGACGTCTTTCTTGGAGGACTTGTAGTCGGTCACGACCCGCTGGCCGTCGACGACCAGGATCGCGTCGAGCGTGCCGGCGTACCCGTAGGTCGGGGAGTACACGGTCATCTCGGCGGCCTCGTAGGCGGGCCCGAATCGCTGGCACCACTCCTCGAAGCGATCGAGGAACGGCGCGACCTCGGCGTCGACGTCGGGGCGGGTGCCGGTCAGCGCGTAGGTCTCGCACGCCTTGTGGATGTCCGACCCGAGCTGCTTGGCGGTGCGCTGTCCCTTCCGGGGGCGCTCACGGGCGCTGACGAGCCACGCGACGGCGGCGTCGGGCCCGTCGTCGTCGATGATCGCGTGCAGTGTCCGGAGGCCGCTGACGGCGGCGCGGGCGGTCTCGCCGGCGGCCCACTCGATCAGCCCCCGGTTGTTCGAGGACTGGTTGATGATCGTCGTGACCGACCACAGCCGCTCGTCGGTGTCCTCGGGCCGCTCGACCAGCGTTTCTTCGCGTGGCAGGTCCTCGCTCATGACAGCTCGCCGGCGGGGCGGGTCACGAGCTCGAGGCTCATGCGACCTCGTCGCCCTCGAACGGGGTTCCGTTCGTCGGGTGCTGCTGCGCCCGCTCGACGGTCTCGAGCCAGCACTCGACGGCGTCGCGACCGTGAACGGCGATCTGACGGCGCCGGCGCTGGCGGCTGCGGCGAAAGTGGAGGTTGTCGACGAGCGTGCCGCCGATCAGGATCCCGGCAATCAGCGACCCGACGACGAGCACCCAGGTGGCAGTCACAGTTCGCCTTCGGGCAGTGCGGCGAGTTCAGGTAGCGTGCCTTCGCGCAGTGCGGTGAGTTCGTGCGGGTCGTCGTCGATGAAGTAACCAGTTGACACCCCGAGCGCCTTCGCGAGAGCGACAAGGTCGGCGCCGTGTGCCATACGGCCACTGTCATGGTCGGCGTGGCGGTAACGTGAAATTGTTTTGTGCCCGTTCTCGCCGAGCCCCATCAGCTCGGCGACCTGGCCGTTACTAAGGCGGCGGTAGGCGAGCAGTTCACGCAGCCGCTCGGAGAATCGTTCGCGCAGTCGCTGGGCAGGTTCGCGGCGGGCCTCTTTGGTCCATTGGTCACGCAGGTCGGCGGCGCGTTCGGGGTCGGTCTTCGCGATCATTGTGAGTGCCTGTTCGACGAAGTCATCGAGAGGTGGCACGGTTGCACCATCGCGGCGGAATGTCGATGAACCGCTCTGGCGGATTTCCACCAGAGCGGATGAACCTTGGTCGCTATTTGCGGACGAAATCCGTTCCCTTGGGACCGAAATAACTCCGTAGTCGCGGAGGACCGGCCGGCGCGTTCGCGGGATCGGTGGCGGCGCCGGGTGCAGCACTGTCAGGTAGTGCTTGATGGCGTCCCTGTTGAAGACCGGGTAGCACACGCCGCTGTCGAACGCGACGGGGTCGTCGTCGCGGTCGAGCAGCACGGCTGCCCCGTTCCACCAGTCGCGCCGGCGCATCGTCTTCTCGCGGATGGCGCGGAACCGGGGGGCGATTACCGGGCGCAGCCGCTCGATGGCGGGCTGGTCGATCGCCTCCTCGAGCGCCCACCGGAGCGCCTGGGCGATCAGGCCGTTCCAGGCCTTGATCGTGAGCTGTGGATCGGCCAGGACGACGTAGGCCGGATACCGGATCCCGTCGACGATCTTTTGCATGACCCCACCCCGCTTCGACTGCCCGGGGCTCGCTGGTAAGGGGTCTTCCGCTCGCAGATCAGCCCCGGTGGGAGTCCGTTCGCCGCGCGCGCCTTTTTGTCGCATCTCTTGGCTCGGCGCGCGGCCGCGAACCTTATGACAGATTGTGAATGGATGCGCCATGTCATGGACAGGGCTTGACTGGAGGGTCACAGTCTCAGGTGGTGGGGACCATTAAGGCCCGTGTGGGGGAGCGGATCGCGCGGGCCCTTGCGGAAAAGGACTGGAGCCAGGCGCAGCTCGCCCGGGCGCTCGGCGTGTCTGAGAATCAGGTGAACCGCTACCTCCGCGGCCGCCACGTCCCGGGTTATGCGAGGCTCGAGCGGATCGCCGAGCTGCTCGAGGTGCCGGCCGAATACCTCATGTACGGCTGGCCCGACGAGGGCGACGGTCCCTGAACGCTCAGGCGGTGTCGAGGTTCGGCGTCGTGCGCTCGGCGCTGACGGGCCCGGGCAGCACCCGCTCGACCTCGATGAACGTGTGCATCGAGCCGTCGCCGACGTTGGTCGCGAGGCTCGTCGCGCGGTTCGAGTAGCCGCCCATCGCGCCGATCCGCTGCCCGGCCGTGACGGCGACGGTCCCGATCGCCGTGAACGAGGCGAACGGCAGCGGCGCCCCGGCTGGGAGCGCGGGCGCGGTCTGCTGCACGACCCGCGCGAACCCCTGATTGATCGCGATCGCCATCAGGAACACGGTGTCGGGGTCCGAGGTTGCGTGCGCGATCGACCACTGCACGACGACGCGATACAGCCCGTCCTCGGGCACGACGTACTCGTCGGCCACGAACAGCGAGTCGTCGCCGCCGCCGGGGACGTCGTAGGGCAGGGCGCCGAACTGGTTGGGGGTGAGCGAGTAGGGCGTCGTTCGAGTGCGACGCGCGAAGTAGTTCTCAAAATGCCCGGTCGGTCCTGCCGGCCCTGTCGGCCCCGTCGGGCCTGTCGCGCCTGGGGGGCCCTGCGGGCCGGTGGCGCCGGGGATGCCGATCCCGGGTGAACCGGGGGCACCCTCAACGCCTTGCGGCCCTTGGGGCCCCTGGGGGCCCGTGGGGCCGGTGGCGCCGGTGATGCCTTGCGGGCCGGTCGCGCCGGTGGCGCCGGCGTCGCCCTTGTCGCCGGGCGCTCCTGGCGGGCCCTCGATCGCGTCGTTGGCGTCGATCACGATCCCCTTGACCTTGACGATGAACGCGAGCGCGACGTACGGCGGCATGTTGTTGTGCGGCTGGCCGCCGCCCTGCGCGGCGACCTGACGGTGCCCGACCGGCTGCTGCGTGCCGGTGAAGTCGAGCGGGACGTTGTTCACGTCGGGCGGCGGGGGGCCGCCGCCCCAGAAGTAGTAGTCGCCCGGGTTGCCGTGCGGGTGGTCGTGCGCCGGCAGCTCCTCGACGGTGAGCGTGTGCTCGCGCTCGCCGCCGCGCTCGCCGGGGGCCCCGGAGAAGATGAACTGCTCGTAAAGGTTGGGGACGGTGAACGTGCGCGGCGTGCTGTTCAGGTCGACGGTCCAGAGCGAGCTGCCCAGCAGCGACTCGTCGACGGCGAAGCTGAACGCCTGCGGATACTCGGTCTGGGTATAGCGCTGGCCGTCGGCCAGTTCGAACCCGGGCGGCAGGTGGAAGCCCGTCCACTGCACGATCGAGCCGATCGGCGAGGTCTCGTAACCCGGGCCCTCGATCCCCTGCGGGCCGCCGGGCCCGGTCGCGCCGGTCGGGCCGGTCGGGCCGGTTGGGCCGGTCTCGCCGTCGACGCCGTCGCCCCCGGGCTCGCCCTGCGGTCCCTGCGGGCCCTGCGGGCCGGCGATGCCTTCGGGGCCCTCGGGCCCTTGCGCGCCGGGCGGTCCGACGAGCCCCTGGTCGCCGCGCGGGCCTTGCGGCCCTGGGTCGCCCTGCGGGCCCTGGGGGCCGGGCGGTCCGCCGGGGTCGCCTGGCGTCCCGGGCGGGCCGACTGGTCCCTCGGGGCCGGCTGGTCCCTGTGGGCCGCCTGGGGGCCCGACGCCGGCAGCGGCGACGTGCGGGATCGTGACCGGGCCGAGCACGACGCGAACCTCCTGCGGGCGGCGCGTCGAGTCGCGCAGGTCGACCCGGATGCCGTCGGCGGTCATCGTGTCACGTCCAGGTCGCAGGTCACGTCGCCTTGGATCAGCGTCACCGGTTCGGAATCGACCATCGTCCAGACGCAGTCCCAGGCGCCCTTGAACGTCTCGCGATCGCCCATCAGTGCGCGGGTGTCGTCGCCGGTGAGGCGGAGCACGAGCACGCCCTGCTCGGCCTCGGCCATCTCGACGCCCCACTCGACCAGCGGTGTCGCGTCGGTGCGCTTGGTGCGGATCTGCGCGCGGACGTCGCCGCGGAGATCGAACGGTTCGCCGTCGAGGTCGGTCGCGACGAGCCGTAGGTTGGCGCCGTCGCCGGCGTACAGCACCAGTCCGACGGCCGGCGGGGTGAGTGAGATGACGGTTGGCCGCGCCATGTTCGCGTCCTATTTCGGCGCCGGCGCGAACGGCTGCAACCCGGCGACGCCCTTCCCTGGGGCGCCGCCCTGCCAGGCGGCGTCGCCCTGGCGCTGCCACGTGTACCAGATCGAGCCGTCGCGTTGGTCCTCAACGAACACGTGCAGCGCGCCCGCGGCGTTGACGGCGGCGGTGATTGCCACGGTCTCCTCCTCTGTCGGTGGTTGGGTGGGGATCACCGCCGCGCCGAGCATGCGACAGCGGTCATAGCGCGACTGCCGGTCGGCGAGCCCGTTGAGCCCGCCGTTGATCCGCTTGGTCGCGGCGACGACGTCGCCGGTGTCGGAGATCTCGTTCAGCCCGTGCGTGGCCCACCACCAGGCGCTGACCCGGAACGCGTGTTCGGGTTGGGCGGCGAGCTCGGGGCGGTTGACGAGGTCGAGCTCGAGCGCGGCGCCGGCGGCGGTGTAGTTGTAGCGGCCGGTGATCTGGATCGGGCCGCGGCCCTTGTATTTCTTGCCGTCGCCGGGCTGGGTGTTCCCGAGGTCCTTGCGGCCCTCGTACGCGGAGCCGTCGGCGATCTCCTCCATGTAGCGCAGTGACAGTGACTCGTGTCCGACCTGCGCGAGCCACATCCTCGAGCGCGCCTCGCTGGTGATCTGGCGCTCGCGTTGCGCGACCTCCATCGGCGGGAGGTAGGCCTCCGCGGTCGAGCGGGCCAGGCCGGGCATCGCGCTCATCAGCGTGTCGACCCTCATGGTCGCGGTCGCTCGTAGGCGATCCAGCCGCTCAGCCACTTCTGCTGGCCGAGCCACACGATCCCGGCGGTCACGATGAACACCACGAGCTGCGCCACGACGCGGCTCACCTGGTCGCGGTCGTGAAACAGCCCGCCGACGTTCAGATGGGTCAGCAGCCAGTCGGCGACCGCCCCGGAGATGATCGCGATGTACGGGCCGAGGAACGCGACGATCCGGTTGACCGGCAGCCCCTTGGTGTCGCTGGTCGGTTCGGGTGGCGTGGTCGTGCTCATGGCTTCGGAGCGAACGCGGTCAGCGCCGCGACGCCCTTCCCGGGGGCGCCGCCGTTCCAGGCCGAGGAGCCCTTCGGCTGCCAGGTGTAGAAGACGGTCCCGTCGGTCATCTCGGCGAACAGGTGCAGGGCCCCGTTCGACGCCTTGCACGCGCTCAGGCCGCTGATTTTCTTGCCGCTCGGCGCCGGCGCGAACGCCTGCAGCGTCGCGACCCGCTTGCCGGCCTGGCCGCCGTTCCAGCCGGTCTTGCCCTGCGGCTGGAAGGTGTAGAAGACCCCGCCGGCGGTCGCGCCGAAGACGTGCAGGGTTCCGTTATCCGCCACGGCGGACGTGAGCATGTCGACCTCCTCGGTCGTCGGGGTTGGTGTCGGTGTCGGCGGTGACGTCGCGCCGCCTGGGACTTGCATCCCGCCGGCGACCCACTCGCGCAGGTCCGGGCCCGGGCAGGCGGTCGCGTAGTCGCGGCCGTGCCACCACTGGCTGAGCGGGCGGCCGGCGACCGAGCCCAGCCAGTCGTACAGCGTGCGGACGGCGGCCTTGGCGGCCGGTGAGATCGGGGCGGTCGGGACGCCGGCGCCGGTCGACGGTTGCAGCACGCAGCAGCCCCAGCCGTCGGTGTTGTGCGGCGGTGAGTGGATCCCGCGAACGTCCCGGCCGCACCCTTCAAAGATGGCGCCGCTCATCCCGACGAGGTAGTTGTAACCCGGGGCGGCGGCCCAGCCTTGGTTGCTGTGCATCCGCTCGATGTCGCGGCACCACTGGCGCTCGTCGCGCGGTCCCATCACCGGCCAGTGCACGACGAAGTACCGGCGGCTGCCGGGCGAGACGCCGCGGTTGCCGGGGACCGTCGTCGCGGCGCCCCACTCGCGGCGGGTGACGATGCGAGGCTGGGCGGACATCAGTCGGTGTCCGGCCCGACGTCCTCGCCCTCGCCCTCGTCGTCGCCGATCAGCGGCGTTGTCTGCTCCTCGCCGCCGTTCTCGTCGGGCTCGGGCTCGGTCGGTGTGGGCTCGGTGGTGGTGTCCGGATCTTCGGTGGTCATGTCACTCCTCTGGTCTGGGTGTCGGATTCCGAGGTAAGCGGCGATGGCGCCGACCGAGGCGCCGCCGAGGGTGGATAAGAACGCGATCTCCTCCGAGGTGACCTGGGTAGGTGTCAGCTCGGCGGTCAGGACGCCGGCGACGAGCGCGATCGAGACGCCGACCGCGAGGATCAGTGCGATTAGTCCGCGCCAATCTCTCACGGCTCCTCGGCGCCGGCGTCGCCGTTGTCAGGTAGTGGCGGCGAGGGGCCCTCGCTGGGCGGGGGTGGGTACTCGATGTCGAACGTCGTCTTCTCGTGAGCCAGGACGACCGTCGGCTGGGTGAACTCGCGGGTTTCGCCCCGCGCGATGGAACCGGCCGCGCGGAACGGCCCGCCCGTCTGATTGGAATAGTCGAGCGCGCCGGCGACGACCCTGACGACCGCGGTCATCTCCTCGCGGGCCGAAAACGCGTAGTAGTTGCTCTCGAGCACGATCTCCACCGCGGCCTCCTCAAGTCTTGATTAGGTAAATGCACTGCTGATACGGCGGCATGTTGTTGTGCGGCGCGCCGCCGCCCTGGCCGTAGAGGGTGATCCCGGTCGCGGCGCCGTGAACCCCGATCCCCGCGGCCGCGCCGCGGGTCCGCGGTGCTGTGAAGAAGAACCGGTAAGGCGGCGGACCCTCCGCCATGAATAGGCCGGTCCCACCCCCGGAGATCTGCCAGTGCATGAACCCGACCTGCGGGTCGTCGACCCACTCCAGACCTTCATATGGCAGGTGGACGTGGCCGGGGTCGGCGAGCCCGTGAACGTGTGACGGGTCATAAACGTCGTGACCGTGGTGCGGCATTTCTGCGACCGTGGTGATGTGCTGCGTTTCACCGCCGAGCCCGCCGCGGGCGGTCGAGCCGACCGGGATTCGTCCGTCGCCGAGTTGCGGCAGGTTGAACGTGGTGATGCCGTCGCCGGCGCCGTAGGCGTCGCCGATCGCGGCGTACAGCGCGGCGTAAGCGGTCCGTGACACGGCCTGGCCGAGGCAGTGAAGCCAGCCCGCCGGGATGTCGATCCGCGCTGAGGGCAAGATCAGCCCGGGCACGATCCAGCGCGAGAGGATCGCGTCGAGGCGGTCGGCGAGGTTGCCGACGTCGGTCGGTGCGTCGGCGGGGTCGGAGTCGCCGGGAACGGGCAGCTCGAGGTTGGGGGTGAGCCGGCGGGGACGCAGCTCCTCCTCGGGCACCTCGGCGTGCGGCACGTCTGTCAGTAGCGCCTCGCCGATCGAGGCGGGCGCCCGCGGCGCCGGGGGGTCGAGCAGCGTCGGGGTCATTCGGTTACTCCTCTCACTGTCGGTTGGTCGCTGCGCACGTCGTCCCACGAGTCGTAGGTCGCGTTGACCTCGGCCCAGCTGTCTCGACGCTGGCGCAACATGAACCACGCCTGTCCGCGGCGCACCTGGTAGTCGAGGATGATCCCGGCGGGCTTGGCGCCCTCGAGCGCGGCGCGGACCAGCTGCGGGTCGTGCTCGACAAACGTGTAGGTGAAAACCCGCAGGGAGTAGGCGGGGTCGATGCCGGGCCCGAGGACGGCGCGCTCCTCGAAATAGAGCAGGTGGTCGGCCGTGCCGGGCGGCAGGAACCGGCGGGCGGCGGCGATCATGCTGGCGCGGGTGCCGCGCCACATGCCGGGCCCGCCCGAAGCGATCAGCTCTCGCAAGTCCGCCTCGGCCATCACGTCGGGGCGGCGGATCCCGGCCCACTGCGCGAGTACCCGCAGCCAGTCGGTCGGGCACCGGTCCGGGGATGCGAGCACGACCCACGGTTCGGATCCGTCGTCGGCGCGGGTGACCTCGGCGATCGGGTCGAGCAGCTCCCCGAGCGCGTCGCAGAGCTTCGCCCACGCCCCGCCGGTTTCGGAGTCGGCGTACGCGGCCGGGTGCGTGCCCTCGTACAGGTCCTCGCCGGTTGACCGGAATCCGACGGTGCTCATACCGTCGCACCTCCGCTTGGCGACGGGACCGTGACGGTGCCGCCGATGTCACCGGGTCGGGGAAGGGTGAACGGCTGGGTCAGGGTGTAGTCGTCGGCCTGGCCGTTGATCTGCACCCCGCCGACGGGCACGAAGTCAACGCCGCGTTGGCGGTCGAGCAGCGAGACCAGGTCGTTGACTCGCAGCGTCTGGCGGCCGGGTGACTGCCCCGGCGCGGGCGGGTCGATCTGCTCGCCGCCGACGATCGACGGTGAGGTCGTCCCGAGCCGGAAGTTCGCCGGCGCGAGGTAGTCCAGCAGCGCCGCCTCGCACGCCTCTTTGACCATCGTCGGGTCCTGCTCGGCGAACGCGACGACCTGGTAGGCGACGTCGATCTCCTCGTAGGTCGCGTCGATCACATGGATCACGAAGTTCACCTCGCGCAGGACGTCGAGGTACGCGGCGACCTGCTGCTTGACGGGTTCGTCGGCCCTCTCGCCGTCTGGGTCGGTCAGCACGAGGGTGATCGTCCGCGCGTGGCCCCAGGTGCCGGTCGCCGGTTCGAACAGGTCCATCGCGACGGCACGACCGACGCCGGGTACCCGGAGGGCCATGATCGCGAAGTCGAGCGGGAGGATCGGCCGCAGCGCGACGAGGCGCATCAGCATGATCAGCTGCGTCAGGTAGTCCTCGAGCGTCTGGCCGTCGAGCCCGCCGGCGCTCGGCTGGGTGACGTCGATCGCCTCGACCCAGGACAGCGGGTCGATCAGCTCCCCGGGCCCGTCGAGGTTGTTGCCTTGCGTGCCGTCCGCGATCGCGACGAGCTCCACCCCGTCGATCGCCCTCTGGCCGGGCGGGATCTCGACGCTTGAGAGGACCTCGAACGCGACGAGGTCGTCGCCGGTGCGGGCGAGTGTCAGCTGGGTGCCGGCCGTGACGGTGTACCCCTGGTCATCGATCGCGCTCCAGCTCGAGGTGGCGGTCGCCGGCGCCGGCGGGGTCGCGGGGATCCCGAGCACCTCCTCGCCATAGGTCTGGTAGATCGCCTCGGGGACGGTGACGGCCTCCTGGCGGAGCTCGGCCGCGACGGCGCTCCACTCGTCGGTGAGGCCGACCTCGAGGTTCCCGTCGCGCGCGACCCAGCCGGGGAACCGCTCCGCGAGCCCGTCGTAGATCCGCTCGGCGATCGCCCGGGTGTCGGTCTCGACGTCGGGGCGGGCCATCGCGGTCTCCTCGAATCCCATTTCGGCGTTCGGGTTGGGTATCTCCTCGGGGTCGCCGAGGTTGCCGGTGAAGCTCACGTTTCACCCCCTTCATCGTCGTCGTCTTGGTCATAGCCCCACATCGCCCGGAGCCTGAGGATCCCGTCGTCGGCCTCGCTGTCGTCGCGCTCGAGGAACGCCCGGGCGCGCGGTTCGGCGTTCTCGATCGACTGCTGCGTTTCGGCGATCGCGAGGTCGCGGTCGGAGGTGAACTCGAGGAAGTCGGGGCGGCCGAACTCAGGCAGGGTGCGCCGTTCGCCCTGGACGGTGCGGAGCGTCAGCTCGACGCAGTCGGCGACCTCGTCGGAGGTGTCCTGCTCGTTCACGGCGAAGTGGTCACCCTCGAG